AGTGGAACAACTGGCTCTGCTTTACGTATGGAAGCTCTTGAACTTAAGCTTGAGAATATTGGAAGTTTGGATATTGGTCTAACTTACAGAGCTCACGTGGCAAATACTGGATGGTTACCATGGGTTACTAATGGTGCTACAGCCGGTACGGTAAGTCAAGGTATCGCATTACAAGCTATCGAAATTAAACTTACAGGTGCTGATGCTGGATTGTTCTCGGTCCAATATCGTGTACATGTTCAAAATGTCGGTTGGCAGGATTGGAAACAAGATGGTGAAACCGCCGGAACAACTGGTGAAGACTTACAAGCAGAAGCTATAACCATTATTATCGTATCTAAAGTAGACGGTACTAATGGTAAACTTAAAGATGGTCTATTCCGTGAAAACGAATATGTAAACACCCTTGAGTTGATTAAGACAACCATGCTTGACACTCTTGGTGGTGTATTGGTAATCGAAAGAATCGGGAATATCAAGTTCCTGAATTATCTTGAGAACTACGGATCGGTCAACACTCAACCAATTAAATTTGGGTTGAACATGATCGACTATTCAAAGATTACAGATGCTAGTAGTATTGTGACCGCCTTGGTACCATATGGCAAAGAGATCGATGGTAAGAAACTAACCATAGCAACTGTAAATAACGATTGTGATTATATTTACGACGAAGTTGCAGTAGCAGAATATGGTTGGATCACAGATTCTCATGAGTGGCCGGATATCGACACGCCATCAGCATTACTATATGCCGCAAAGTTATATTTAGCCGGTAAGGTCAAACAGGGAATATCTGTAGAATTAACCGCTATGGATTTAAGCAAAATCAACCTTGATATTCAGCAATTTCAAGTTGGCGATATGGTACGATGTGTATCAAAACCACACAACCTCGATGTGTTTCTATCTGTCAGTAAAAAAGAAAGAGATTTACAACATCCAGGAAACGATCAAATCATATTAGGCGGTGTTACTCAATCGTTAACCGATCGAATCAGCGGTCCTTTAGGTGGCGGTATTATGGGGTTCGCGTTAACAACTGCTAATTCTGTAAAGAATATGGAATACGTCGCGAACGAACTTTCATTCATGATAAAGATAACTGCTGAGACGGTAACCGAACAAGGAACTACGATTAATGAAACAAAATTTGAAATGGATGCGTTTCAGATTAGTTTAGGTGCGTTAGAATCAAGAACCACGGCTGCAGAAAACGCAATCGACGTCGCTGAATTGAAAATAACACCACAAGCAATCACCGCAACAGTACGAAGTAGTACCGAATATACGTCAGATCTTAACGGTAAAGCGTCTACAACAGAACTTGGATCTTTAACATCTAGAGTCAATACCGCAGAAACAAAAATAACACCAACAGCAATAACCTTGACCGTTAGAAGTAGTACGGAGTATACAAACGATTTAGGTCAAAAAGTGTCCAATTCCGACTACACTGGCAACGAGATGATAGCCAGAATAAATTTAACGTCAACAACCGCTACTATAAATGCTTCTAGAGTTAACATCACCGGATTTGTAACGTTTTCGAATTTAGCAACAGCTGGTCAGACCACTATAGATGGTGGGAATATCTCTGGTGGGACTTTGAATTTTTCAACGTTCTCATGTTCCGGATACATGCAAATAACGTCGACATCAACGAATGCTGGAATGGCATTTAACCACTCGCCGAGTGGTCGTTTCGGAGGAGTGTATGCAACCGCGTCATATGGTGCTAACCTATATTCTGGCTCTGGAGGAATTCTTATAAGGGCTAATGACGGAAGTGATGTTACTGTTAGTTATAGTATAAAGGCTAATAATCTAATGTATACGGCTACTTCTGGGGTTGAAAAAATAACAGAAATGAAATGGGTAACTGCCGATTATCTCCAAATAGCAGTTAACAAATCCGCACCAAACGTCTTTGGTATATACGCAACAGTGTCAGATCGAAGGTATAAAAGAAATATTATAGAAGCAACTAAACAGGCATTACCAATACTCAACAAAGCTAAAATAAAAAGTTTCGACTGGATATCAAATGGACAACACGAGGACTTTGGAATGATTGCGCAAGAGGCAGAACAAGATCTTGGTGAAAATTACGTGTTTAAAGTTAAACAAACAGATGGAACCAGCAGTTATCAAATCAAAGATCACATATTTACACCGTTGATAATCAAGGCAATTCAAGAGTTAAATGCGAAACTAATTGATACGACATCCAAGCAGGCAAATGAAATTGCATATTTACAATATCAAATTAAAGAATTAAAAGGAGAAACAATATGCTAGACATAGTTAAAACCATAACATTCACAGGAACCTCAAAAATCGACTCAGTGCCGGTTAAAGTTTTCAGCGCTACTATCAATACTGAAAATCCGGAAGAAATGCCATTCAACCACTACGTAGTTAATCAATCCTTGTATAAATCGAACAGAAAATTAATCGGAACTGAGCAATCGGAATTCGAAGACATGGCATTCGCTTTTCAAGATCAGTTGTTAGAAGAAAAGGCGGCTCAATTATGAAAATAACCAATCAAGACATTGTGAACCATCTCAACGCTATCCCCTTGTTAGGGGGCGTTGAGTTACCGGTTCAGATAACATATGCGTTAAAGAAGAACCACCGAAAGCTCGTAACGGAATACAAAGATTACGAAGAACAACTGGAAGAACTAAAAGAAAAGTATCCACAAACAAAAGAACCGATAATGTTCAACAACCAACTAAAAGATCTGCTTGCTATTGAAAACGAAATCGAACTTCACAAAGTCCCCGAAGAGTTGTTCGTAACTGGAGATTTCAAAATAACAGCACAACAACTTGAGATCCTGGAATTCATGATCGAATCAAAATAGGAGGTCAAAATGGCCGATATAACAAACGCACTAAACGAGTTTAAGACCGCTCCAAATGGCGAATCAGTACGAGACGCCTTTGTTGAAACTATGACTCTAGTAAACAATGACAACATCATGATCGCTGGAGAATATGCAGAGATAGTAGCAGTGGCTGGACAATTACAACCAGCCGTTACAACTGCCACGAACGCAGCCACACTCGCTTCTCAGAAAGCCGAAGAAGCTACGAATGCTGCTGTCACTGCTACTACAAAAGCCGGAGAAGCAATTACAGCCAAAGATATAGCCGTAACAAAAGCTGGAGAAGCCACAACAGCGGCCACAACCGTGGTTGATATTCGAGATGAGATCTTACCGAAGCTAAATAATATTGACCAGAAGGTTATGGACGCCACAAATGCTGCCAATTTAGCAACCACGAAAGCTGGAGAGTCTTCTGCATCGGCAACGACATCGTCTGATCAGGCGTTAATCGCTACGAACGCAGCTACTACAGCTACTACAAAAGCGAGCGAAGCAAATCAGTCGGCTATAGATGCTGCTAACTCCGCCGCCGAAGCAGCTGGTTCTAGTGTGTCTCCCGAAGAGAAAGCAATATGGAACGCTAAACAAGAGGCTATTGGATTTACTCCGGAGAACATCGCTAACAAGGGTCAAATCAATGGGTATGCGGTATTAGATGGTGACGGTAAGGTTCCTTTGACACAACTACCCGAAATAGGGACCGGTAGCGGCGATATGTTAAAATCGATCTACGATACAAACCAAAATGGTATTGTAGATAATGCTGAAAAAGTAAACGGGTTAACCGTAGAAACAGCGGTTCCTATTAACGCGGTGTTTACAGATACGGTATATACTCCACCATCCACGTATAGTGCCGACATTATCGTGGATGGTACAACAAATAAAGTTTTAACCACAACTCTTAAAACAAAACTTGACGGCATTGAAGATGGAGCGACAGCAGACCAAACAGCAGCTGAGATTTTAACAGATATCAAAACCGTTGATGGTGAAGGTAGCGGTTTAGACTCAGATCTACTTGATGGAAAACACGCCAACGAATTTGCCTTATCATCACATGGCACGCACGTTACGTACGCCGACACTACAACAGCTTTGGTGAGTGGTGGAACTGGCGTGGTTGGAACCTCTGGTGATTTGGCTAGAGAAGACCACACGCACTTTCTGCCAGCATATCCTGATTTAGCAGGACATGTCGCTGCCGCAGGGTTACATACGACGACCGAAAAACAAACCGAGTGGAGTAAGAACACTACCGATATTGTCTTGTTACAACAACAATCTGGAACGCTCGGAGCTAATGACGCAGCTGTCAGACGTGAGGTTTTGGATATTAAGTTAAAACTTGACGAAATGAATGTTGTTGAATATCTAAACAAAACAGGTATTGGTTTCTTTGATCTATTTGAAGATTCGACCAATATTGACACGGCAAACACAACAGCCGTTATGGCGAGTACAGATATAACCTTTACAGGCACTCAAGTCTTACAAATGAAATCTCAGAATTTTAGTGATTTTACGAATGTAGAATTGGCTATCTATGATTTACTTAGAGAAAAATTTATGGTTACAGTTGCGGTTAGTAATAGTCCAACAATATCTATGAATATAACTCCGGGATCTAGAACTATTGGTGAAAAGTTCTATCATAATGGCGAGGTTTATACCATTACAAATGTGGTCGCGTCTTAATGCACGTATTTGAAAAAGCTCAAGCATTAATTGATTACACTATAACTATCACGGATAACACCGATAGGTTTCCAAAGAAAGCCCGATTTACTTTTGTAGACCGCATGCAAAATATGTCTCTGGATATCTATCGGAAAATATCAAAAGCTAATGAAATACTCGATAAAGTTGACAGACGTAAAGTACAAATCGATGTGCTAAGTGATCTTAACGTATTACTAGCCATGATTGAAATATGTCACAAACGACATTTTATAACCAGTCATACGATGAGTATCTGGACTAAGAAGACCATGGATGTTAAATATCTAACGGCAGCCTGGTTAAAAAAGACATAAAATATTTGGGGTGTTTTCTGATCCTCCGAATTCCACGAATTCCTATAATGTTCGGAACGTGAACACTTCCGGGGCTTTGAACAATAACAATGCTTATAATGGGAACAATGGTCTTCGTCCGCTTTGGATGTAAAACTTCGACTGAGTAGGGCAACTGAAAACAATAGAACATCAACAAAGGAGAAAACATCCCGCCGACAAGGTAAATACAAATATACCGATGCAAAAAGTTTATACGCAAATCTTGTAGCTATATACGGTATAACCTGACAATACAGAAAGAGCTAACATGACGACAGAAGAAATATTTTCATTTGAGAATCTATATCAGGCTTATCTATACACCAGAAATGGTAAAAGAGACAAAAGTAGCGTTATAAGATATAGTCTACATGCTTTAGAAAACATAAACTACACAAAATTATTATTGCACGATCGTCATTATAACATTGGCGAGTATTACGAATTCACTGTTAAATATCCAAAAGAAAGAATAATCAGAGCACCACCGTTTAGAGATCGAGTTGTTCAAAGATGTTTATGTGCTCAGGTGTTAACACCTGTTATTGAGAAACATTTAATCTATGATACATATGCTTGTAGAATTGGAAAGGGTGCTCATGCTGGTTTAAATCGTACCGAATATTTCTTTAGAAATCATTATCAAAAATACGGTCAAGAAGGTTGGGTGATTAAAGGAGATATTTCAAAATACTTTTACTCAATAGATCATGACGTTCTAAAACAAAACTTAAAACCGTTATTAAAAGAATATGATGTTTGGTGGTTGATAGCTAAAATAATTGACGGTACGGAGGGTTGTGGAGTTCCATTAGGAAACCAATCAAGCCAGTGGTTCGCTAATTTTTATCTTAGTAAGTTTGATCATTTTGTAAAGGAACAATTGCACGTAAAGCATTATATTCGATATATGGATGACTGGGTTGCGATTGTACGGACGAAAGAAGAAGCTAAACAGATACTTGATGCAATGATAAAATTCCTCGACGTTGAATTACATTTAAAAACTAATAAAAAGACCCAGATACTACCATTGAAAAATGGTGTTGATTTTTTAGGGTTTCACATGTATTTAACAGAGAGTGGTAAAGTTGTAAGAAAAATAAGAATCAGTAGTAAAAAGGCGATGAAAAGAAAGCTTAAATCGTTTAAGAAAAAATATAAAGAAGGTTTGATCTCGGAAGAAGAAATAGAAAGAAGCTATACGAGTTGGAAAGGTCATGCTCGTCATGGTAACTGCTATGGTTTGATTCGAGAAATGGATATTCTTTATAACGACATATTTACAGAAGGAGATATACAATATGACCCAACCAATTGGTAATCTTGCAATTGGTTCTAAGGTTAAATTTGGTACTTATAAAGTTGGAAATGAAACCGCGACTCCAATAATATGGACAATACCAGATAAAAACCACAGCGGATACCCAGCAAATAGTGTTACGTTATTCACCGAACGGATAATAGACCTATTGGGATTAGATGCAAAAGAACCTACAAATACAGATACAAATCGACAGACTTACGGTAATAACCGATACTCACAATCAAATCTTGATCAATGGTTAAACGACGCTGGTCCGAGTTGGTGGGCTGCAACACATGCTTATGATGCGACACCTAACGATGCCGGAATGTCACAACCTACGGGATATAATGATATAAACGGTTTTAAAAGTAATTTTACAACGGAAGAATTAGCCGCGGTTCTGGACACAACAATTCGAATCGCTAAGAATACAGTAACCGACGGCGGAAGTTATGAAGACGTGGTTCGTAAATTCTTTATTCCATCAACGACCGAGTTAAACCTTGCGAATGAAAACAGTATTGCAGAAGGTGTAGTCCTATCAGCTTATTCTGGGGCGGCAGACGCTGCTAGAATTGCATACGCAACACAGGCGGTTATAACAAACACTTTAAGTGCTTCAAAACCGGCGTCGACTGCGGCCGCCTGGTATTACTGGTTACGAACTCCG